ATTCATGAAAAGTAAACGCATCATTTTATCACGCGACCACGTATTATCATATAGACAATCATCTAAAATAACAAAGGCTCTGGGGTCAATCGTAGTGCGTTTATACGTTTCCATTTCTTTTTTAATTTGTTTCAAAACGGTTCGTTGACGTTTTAAAATATTTTCAATGATGGCAGTATTGTATTCATTATGTACAAACAATTTTGGCACCATTTTTCCGTAAAAACCGTTTCCTTCTTCTGTTCCAGATATTACCGTGCCAATTGGTATTTCTTGTTGATAATAAAGCAAGTCTCTTACCAAAAAGGATTTGCCAGTGTCTCTCTTACCAATTAAAACCACCACAGGTCCTTTATTCTCATTTGGTTTAAAACTAATACTTTTCATATCAAATTTTTTAAGTTCCAAAGTCATTATTATTTAAAATAGAAACTTTTTTTTATCAATTTAAACGTATTGTAGAAAATCTGTAATATCTAGAAACATTCTATACTATTGAGAAATGATTATTATTTATAATAAGTTAAAAACAAATATAATTTTTATATTAATTAGCTAAAGTATGGTATTTGTAAACTATCAAAAAAGAAAGAACGCTGAACTTTTCAAAAGTTTAGAAGATTCTGATTCTCTTTTTCTATCCAATGCACAAAATTATATTCCAATTTACACTAGATTCTTTTCATTAAATGATACAAACTTTAATAGTATCAATTTAAACCATAAATGGTATATTTATAGTCTTGATAAACAGAACGAAGAAAACCCGAACTTGTATAAATGCAAAATCAATAATCTTACAACGCAAAAGACAATTCATAAAGAAGTATTTTTTAAGCTGGCTCCATTATTAGACCCATATAAATATTTAACAGGAAAATATAATATTAACGATGAAAAAATATTTAATTTACCCACATTAAATTCCAGTTCCGATGAGTGTCACCCAAAGTTATTAGACACCAATAACTCCGCTTACGTAGATGGGTTATTTATATATTTAACCAGTAATTTATTGCACAATAATCATTTTATACATGGACTAGATTATTATGGTTCTATTCTAGGCATCAAAAATAATTATAAGATTAATGTGTTTGATGATATTGATTATTTGAATAATTCTGATTTTTTTAATAACAACAAAAATACCCTCTTTAAAATAGACGATTATCAACATTTATTTCAAAATGAAAACAATGCAAAATTGGCACCCATTACAATACAATATAATACCAGCGCGAAGTCCCAATTATCAATAAAATCTCTCGATAATGAGTTATTTGAAGGTGTATTTGAAGATAATACATCGAGTAAAAATAGTAGCGATGTAGATGATGTAGATGATGTAGATGATATAAATGTAGATATAGACGAGTTACACGAATTCACCAATGATTTAGATATAACAAATACGAATATAATAGATACTGAAAATAACAATGTGGTTAGTTTAAAATCAAATTCGTCTTGTTCTTCTCGATCATCCTATACAGATAGTAACGACAGTAATAATGATAGTAACGACGAATGCGACAATTGTGGAGAATTAGAAACCTTTGACGACCTAAATAGTGATAATACAAACAGTGCCAATGACTCGGAAAGTGACTCTGAAAATGAATCTGAAAGTGATTCTGATAATGCATCATACGAAGAAGAACAAATATTCGCCACCATACCAAAATTTCCAATCCAAGTTATCGGCATGGAATATTGTGAAAATACATTTGATGATTTAATCTTAAATGAAGACTTAACAAAGGAAGGGTGGTTATCAGCATTTATGCAAATAATTATGATATTAATAACATATCAAAAATCATTTGGATTTACACATAACGATTTACATACGAATAACGTAATGTATAATAAAACCGATAAAAAATACATTTATTATTGCTATAAGAAAAAATATTACAAGGTTCCTACGTTTGGTCGCATATTCAAAATCATCGATTTTGGCAGAAGTATTTATAAATTTGATGGCAAATTATTCTGCAGCGACAGTTTTCAAATAGGCGGTGATGCAGCCACCCAATACAACATCGAACCATATTTAAACAACAAAAAACCCCGATTAGAACCCAATTTTAGTTTTGATTTATGTCGTTTGGCTTGTTCCATTTTTGATTATGTGATTGATGATTTTGAAGAAATAAAGGATATTAGCAAATGTAAAGACCCAATTAAACGTTTAATTGTGGAATGGTGTTTAGACGATAAAGGTATAAATATGTTATACAAAAATAATGGCACTGACCGTTATCCAGACTTTAAATTATACAAAATGATTGCACGATGTGTGCATAATCACATACCACAAGCACAACTAGAACGCTCAGAATTCGACGCTTTTTCAAAATTTAAAGGAGACGTTCCTGATGATGTTATCAACATTGATAATATACCTTCCTATATGTAACTCTGGCATTTTACAAGCGGAACACAAAGGTATAAAAATTTGTATATTTAGAAATAATAACAATAATATATAATTGTTATGGAAGAAATTCTTATTGACGACCTGGCCCCCGAAACCCAATATTATATCGAATATCTTGGTATGGACCGCGATGATTATATGGTTGATAAAAGTTATAAGAATGTGCGGAAAATGGGTACATTCAAACGTTTCGTTCCTTATGGTACTACGAATGTCGCTGAGTTTATAGATATAAAAGACGTGAATAGTGGTGAACCTAGTTCAACATATCCATTTGCAAAAGATACAATGCTGCTTTCGTCACCTCCTTATTATTTTTATAAAATGACTGGAAATAGAGAAAAATATAATACGGCATTACAAAAGGGATTCGAAAAACTTATTGATGAAAAAACGAATACAAATATAGGCACCGAAGCCAGTCCAAAGGATTATTTCACATCCAAAAAGTTAGGTGGTAGAAAAGGTCGGAAAAGTAGAAGAAGTAGAAAAAGTAGAAAGGGTCGGAAAAGTAGAAAAAGCAGAAAAAGCAGAAACAAGTAAAATGGTAACAGTTACCATCCACAAATGTATAAGTAAATCTTAGTTTGTTTTATTTTTCTTTACAATCGGCGTAATTTGTTATTTATGTCATAATATAATCTTTGAGATGTTTATATTATGGATTCATTTGGTTTTATTATAACAAGACATGTTAATTCCGAAGCTACCAATAAATACTGGAATCATTCAGTAAAAATACTTAGAAGATTATACCCTAAAAGAAAAATAATCATCATTGACGATAATAGCAATCAAGATTTCGTAAAAGCAGACTTTAATTATAATAATCTTCAAATCATACAATCTGAATTCCCTGGTAGAGGAGAATTATTACCCTATTACTACTTTATAAAACATAAATTTTTTGAAAATGCGGTAATAATGCACGATAGCGTTTTTATTCACAAAAGAATTAATTTTGACAATTTAAGAGGTAAAAAGGTGTTACCATTGTGGCATTTCCATTCAGACAATGAAAATATAAATAATTCAATAAAAATATCGAGTGTTCTATTGAATTCACACATTTTACAAGACAAATTAAGAGATGAAATAAAAATTGGATTACCACAAGATAATTGGTATGGATGTTTTGGTGTTCAAGCGTACATTAATCATGATTTTTTATTGCACATTGAAAATAAATATAAAATAACTAATATGGTGTATAGTGTATTGAATCGACTTGATAGATGTTGTTTAGAAAGAATTATGGGCTGTATTTTTAACAATGAATGCCCTTTATCCATAAAAATAAAATCGTTATTCGGCGATATATCGCAACATCATAATTGGAGAAAATATACATTTGACAAATACATTGCGCACTTAAAAAAAGGCACTACACCACATGTGGCCGTGAAAGTTTGGACGGGTAGATGAAAAACTGTGCTATTGTGAGAGTTAGATTCGTTAAAACCATCACAAAACCTAAAAACCTAAAACCCGGGATTATCGGTAAACACTGGCGTAACAGCGGACCCACTCCCTGCGCCTCCTTTAAATAGTGGGTTTATTTGGTCAATAACAAAATACCCAGAAACAACACTAAAGTAAACTAATAAGGCATCTCTTATTAACAATTTAAGCGGTTTACTTTCCTTTTCTATAAATCTCATTTCAATAAATTTTGCGATTAAAAATACGACTGAAATGATTGCTGCGTTAATAAAAATATTATTCATTACAATAAATAAGCATAATCTTATTTATTTTAATACGCATTTTATTCTAAAACTTCAATATCGTCGATTATTAAATCTGGTAATAATTCTAGCTGCGGTTCTTCGATATTATGAATATCTAATACATCTAAATTAAATGGCTGGTCTGTAATGTTTAATTTCGAAATATCGTCATCATCATTTTCCATTTCCATTTTCCTTTGTTGATTACGTAACTCACTTATTTCTTCTAAATGAGAAATAGATTTTGGAGCAATTACATTGGCTACATTTCCATCATCGCCCTTTACATAATCAATTTCGTTGAAACTTAAGTTGGGTCTGGTTTGTAATCCATGTGCATTGGCATTTACATTGGCATTTACAGCTTCCTTTATAGGTTCCTCAATGATTTCCTCCTTAATCTCTTCTACGACATCTTCTTCTATTGTCTCATCCATATATGCTTTTAGAATTGCGTCCACTGGGATACTCTCTCTCAATGTGTTTAATATACATTCTTGAACTATGATTTCCAATTCTCGGTGGTTTTTTTGGATTTGTAATGGCTGAATATTTACTTCAAATAAATATACATTTTTATAGACCTTTCTGGCAACGTTTATATATGTTTTGTGTATAAAATCGTCTAATTTTGGAATATTAATGTCTATCTTTTTTTGTTTCTGACCAACTCTCATCGCAGTTAATATTTTTAACTGTATAATGTGGACACATGTTACTAAATCTTCTAAATAATTACAGCCAGATTTATCACATATTCGTTTTCTTTCGGTTTCTATTATTTGCGAATTCCATTTGGGTATTCTAGAAATCAAATTTTGAAATGTCATTAAATATTTGTCATTTTCTCCATTTTCTTTACAAAGCTTGATTGATTCGTCTAAAATAGATTTATAACCGTCAATTATTAAAGGAGTTAAAATTGTAACTAAACGAGAACTCCATTCGTTTTTCGATTCATGAAGAGCGCTAACATTAAAATCATCCATTTTACATAAAACTAATATTTTCTAAAGATAGTTCTGAACTTAAAAAAATGAAATGCAAAATAAATAAAATAAGAAGTTTTTCATTTCTAAATTCTTTTCTTACACGATTAAAGCACATAAGAAGCTCATATCGTTTTTCAAACGTCATGACATTATCTAAAAACCTGGGGTTTTCTAATAGCTGCATTACGTCTAATGAACTATAGGCTTTTTCATATAACTTTACACACAACAACATTAATTCTTCAACAGTATTGTTTTTACTTACTTTTAGTAGCTCCTTTTTGAGAGAATCGAGTCGTTTCGTTTTAATATCCTTCAAATTAAACACTTCATTTAAATTATATTGGTATAAATTCACAATAGTGCCATTTATCATGGGTTCAGGAACATAAATTTCGCAAAAACGCGATAATATCGGTTTCATTAAATTATATTTATCTTCTGCAATAATAAAAAAACGTGTGTTGTGACTGAACAATTCAATACATCTGCGTAAGGCGGACTGTGCATCTATCGTTAATTTATCAGCATTTAATAGGATGATACTTTTAAAAATATTACCACAATTCGAATTAATATGGGTTTTTGCAAAGAATTTTAATTCGTCTCTTATAAATTTGATGCCTTTACCATGTGAACAATTTACATACATAACAAACGATTTAATTTTATCTTTATCGTTATCATAAATTTTGTGGATAAATTCGCTCACAATTGTTCTTTTTCCACTTCCCGATGGTCCATGAAATAGAATATTGGGTATTTTATGTATTTCGTGGAAGTAATTTAATTTCGTTTTAATAGATTGATGAATTGGTAATGACATTAGTGAATTACTATAGTAATGTAAAATGTTTTTATATTAATATACGTATTATAACGTATATAAAAAATATAAAATATCAAAAATTATGCTTTGCTGAGAATATAATTACATAGCGATTTATAGTATAAATCATATGATAAATTTGGCAATAACCGTTGTCTATTCATTGTAACAGAACATCCGCCACTATTTAATGACGAAACATCGAAATCGATTATTTTGTATTCTAATGCTTTATGAATTATTTTTTCCACTTCATCTTCTCTCCCTTCTTTTACGTGTAAATGAAGTGAAAATTTGATAGGACGAAACAACCCAAATCGTATACAAGCATCTATAATATTTTCGAATTCTTCTACTTGCAGTGTTCCGCATGTATCCGATAAACAAATAGCGTCTACCTTTAAGGTATTTAATTTCACTAGTCGATTGATTATAAAATCACAGTCTATTTTACCTTCAATAGGACATTCGGATATACAAGAGACATATAATTTGATAATTGGTGCAACTTTTCTATACGTATTGTTGTTGAGTTCTTCTATCATTGATTGAATCTCACGGTCTGATTCGTCTAAAGTCATT